ACCATCTGTTTTAACAAATTCTACTTGTGGTATTGATACAAAGTTTGTACCAGTAATAGTTATATCTGTTGCAGTAGCAGGTGCAATTGTTTGTGATACATTTGCAACTGTTGGTTTAGTTTCTTGAGCATCTACCCAAGTTAATTGATTTGTACTAGAACCATCTGTAGCTAGTACCTGTCCATTACTTCCTACACTAGTAGGTAATATTAAAGTGTAACTTTGTCCTGCTGAATGTGCAGGTGATTGTATTTTTACTCCATGTGAATTCTGTGAACAATTTAATTGTATATAACCATCTTGTGAACTACCATCACCTTTTGCTTCTAGTGATGGAACACTTGATGTAGATATTAAATTAAGTTTAGCTTCTGTTACTGCATCATCTGCAATTTTTACACTTGTTACTGAAGAATCTTTTGGAGTAAGTTGTACACCTGTTCCAAATAGTTTTACAAAGTTACAAACACTACTTGAACTAACACTAAAGTCAAAAGTAATTGTACCTGCAGTAGCATTAACTGTATAGTTACCACCTTGTACAACACCATCAATACTAATCATTATAGAATCAGTATCTGCGTTAGTAACTTGTACACTATTCTTTTGCAGATTGTAAGGACCTGCACTATTTGTAAATGTAATGTTATCTAAAGTTTGAACATCACCTAAATTATTTAAATCTTTTCCTATATAAGCCATATTAATATTGCAGAGCAACTCCTCTTATTCTAGCTTCTTTACTTCCACTAGCTTGGTTAGCAAAACTTATTTTATATTTTAATTGTGTTCCTGCTGTTACAGCTAAGTCATTTACTTTAGCCATTTTAATACCAGTAGAAAAATCTGGTAAAGCAGTAAGTGTAGCAGTTGAATAATTAGAACCACCATCTGCTGATAACTGTAAAACTATATCTGTGTTTAATGCGTTAGTACCTGCATTGTCTTGGTAGGTAATAATAGCACCCATAGAAGATACACTTGATGGTGCAGTTATTGTTGTGCCTGTAAAGTTTCCTGTAGCACTTATAGCATCAAGTTGATATGGTACAGTTGGTGGTGTGAAGTTTGAAGTTGTATCTCCTGTATATAATAAATCTCCTACTGTTTTAGTTGGTGCAAATTTCATTAACCTAAACTCATCCATATAACCCCAAGTTTTACCATTACCTGTTCCATCCCAACCTAAACCAAAGTCATTTGTAGTATTGAAGTTTTTAGAAGTAGATACAGTTTGGTTATCTAAAATACCATTAATCCAAATCTTCATAACATTATCTGCTCTTTGAACTAAAATATGGTTCCAACCACTCATATTTAATCCATTAGTCGTATCAATAGTATCGTTGTAAGTATGTAATCTATTTGTTGTAGTATAAAAACCCATTTGATGATAATTGGAACTGTCTTGTGTTTGGTGTCCACCAAGTATTCTTCTGTAATTTACATTGTTTGCGTTAGCATTTGGATAATACCAAAAGTCATAAGCCCAATCTCCAGAACCAAACCATACTCCACCATCACCTTGATTATATAAAAGATAATGATTTGAACCATCAAAATTTGCCGAGTGTGTTCCAAACTTTTTTACTGAAGTGCTATAACTAAATGTACCACCAACAGTATTAGGAGAATAATTATTCCCAGAACTATCGGTATAATTATTATCAAAGTGTAATAATAAATTTAGATTACTTGTATCTCCAATATTAGTTGGTTCTCCACTTGATACATATTCACTTGAACTTCTAATAGTATTAGTTTGAGTATCAATACCTGTAGCATCTTGGAATACATCAACTGATTGTGAGTTAGTATTGTAAGCTGATTTGTTTTGGTCAGATGCTTGTCTTAAAGCAAGTGTAGAAATATCATTAACAATTTTATTATCGTCAAATGATGTAGCATGTTGTTGAACAGAAGATGCACTTATACGAGCATCAGCTATTGTACCGCTAGAAATATTAGCTGCATTTGTAGTATCAGTTGTTGCTGAAGCTGCTAGTCCAGATATTTTACTTGTATCAATTGCTGCAGAAGAATTTAAATCAGCATTGACAATTGCACCATCTGCAATCTTTGCTGAAGTAATTGTTCCATCTGCAATCAAAGTACTATCAAGTACTGTATCAGCAGGTTTTGGTCCTATAAAAGGCATCTATGTTCTCCTATTTAATCTTATGTTATTTCCATTATAGAAAGTGTAGCATCAATCTTTGCTGCTGTTCCACAATCTATTTTTAGTACATCTGTATCTTGTAATACAACCTTGTTACCACTTAATAGTTCAAGTGAACTCCCTGTTGGGATTGGTACATCTTTTACTAAGAATACATCTTCATTAGTTTCAGTATCAACTGTATTACTTTCTAATTTAACAGAAGCTGTTACACTAGAAGTATGTACATTTGCTAATACCAAACCTAATACAACTGCTCCACCAGAAGCACCGCATGTATAGATAGTATCTGGAGTACCACTTGAACTTGGCATTGCTGCATTACTCTTAACTTTAAATGTATTAGCCATATGTTTCCTCCTATCCTAAAGCTATCGCTAAAGCTGTCGCATCCGCACTTGCTTCAGTCAATGTTGTAAAATGTGCGTTTGTATTTATAAAAGTTGTTACTTGTGATGCGTTAATATATTTACTTGTTCCCGCATTATCTACAATTAATTTATCAGTATTAGCTAAAGTAATTCCTGTTCCATCTGTAGCACCATCAACTTGAACTGCTGCTGCAGAAACTTTATCTGCTGTTGTAATTGTATTTAATTTTGAATCATCTATTGACCCTGCAAGTTGTGCATTTGTAATTGTTCCTGTTAATGAACTTGTTGGATAGTTAGTTGCATCTGATAAATCAAAAGCAGGAGTTGCGTCACTTGCTCCTAAATCTACAGACACTCCACCAAAACTTACTGAGTCATTTACTAATTTATTATTTTCAATTGAACCTGCTAACATTGCATTATCAACTGCACCTGCTGAGATAGTTGCAACACCAGTATCAGCAATAGTTATATCTCCAGATACAACATTATCTATCCATTTAGATGTTGCTGTATCATAAAATAATAATGCACCATCAGCAGCACTAGTAATGTTAGTATCAGTTAATTCTGATAGTTCATTAGCAGTTGCTACTTGAGTTGCTACATATGCTTTAATTGATTGTTGTGTTGCTAATTTAGTATCTGAATCGGAAGCAAAATCGTCTTCGTCTAGTATTGCTGAACCAGATACTCCTGTATTGATAACAGGACTTGTGAGAGTTTTGTTTGATAAAGCTTGTGATGTTGATAAGTCAACTGTTGTTGCAGTATCAATATTTAAAGTTACTGCTCCAGTTGTACCACCACCAGATAAACCTGTACCTGCTGTTACTTCTGTAATATCACCAGTTGGTACTGTTGCTACTTGTGCATCTACATAAGTCTTAATAGCTTTTGCAGAAGCTAGTGTATCATCTGAAGTAGATACTGAAGTTATGTCTGTGTCTAATACTCCAGAAGCAAAGTCTGCTACTTCAAGATTAGTAATACTGTTTCCAGTACCATTTGCATCTATTGTTTTATTTGTAAATGTATCTGTACTAGAACCTGTAACTACAGTTCCATCAATACTAATTGTTAAAGTAGTGCCAGAACCTACAGTATCAATACCAGTTCCACCTGCTATTGTTAAAGTTTCTGTATCTAAATCAATGTCTAATGCACCGCCAGAATCACCTTGAAAATCTAAATCTTGTTGGTTAAGAGAAGTTGTAACTGCATCTACATATGCTTTAATACTTTGTTGTGTTGCAAGAGCAGTTGCTGAATCTGAAGACATATTATCTTCATCAAGAACTGAAGATACTGCTGTGCTTGAACCTAATGTTAAGCTACCAGATATTTCTGTATTACCATTAATATCTATTGTTGTTGCTGCAATTTGTATTTCTGTGTCTGCAACTAAATCTAATTGTCCATCTGCTGACGAATGAATATAGATTGCTGAATCTCTAAATAAAAGTTTTTCATCTGTACTTAATAAAATATCATCTGAGAATTGAAAGTAATCTTCATCTTCCATCCATGAAAGAACACCATCATTACTTGTTGCATCAAATGTTACTACAACATCTGAGTTAACATTAGTACCAAATGTAATAGCATTACTAAATAGTTTTGATATTGGTCCACCATCACCATTAGTTACTCCATCATGTGTATGACCATTATTACTAGTAAAGACTTCAGCTAGTTGGTCATACTCATTATTAAGCAATGCTGCAAATATAGTATCACCATCTGTAAAAACACTTTGTCTTAAGTATGTTGCCATTTATTATGTCCTTCCTGCAGGTATAAAATCTACATAAAATCCAGATACAGTATATGGAAAAGCTGTTCCTGTACTTCTTATCCTAAAGTTATTTGTAAATCCACTACCTGTTAGTGTTGTTTTTTGTTGTGGAAATAATGTTCCACCAAAAATTGTTGTACCAAATGTTGAACCAGTTCCAAATGTTGCAGGAGTTTGTAATGCTCCTAGTGCTATTTCATCTGGTTGAGTTATATCATTACTTTCAAAATCATAACGAGTTTGTAATTTTAAATTATTATTTGTTCCTTCAGAACGAATACTTGTTTTAATATAATATAAAGTTTTTCTAATACCTGCATCACCATAATCTAAATCTGGTGTTTTATATTGTGCTACAATACTATTACCATCAAAACTATTTCCACTATCGTGATTATATACATAACCACTTTCATCTGAGTGATAAAGAACTTCACTTCCATCTTCTGCTGTACCAGAGTGTGCTATTTTAGCAGGAACACCTTTTGTTTGACTCCACTCATAAACTGCTGCACCTGTAGAAGATATTTTAAATGTTCCTATAATTCCACCTTGAATATTATTAGCTGTTCCAGATTTAAAATAAAATAATCTATACTGACTTTTTTCTCTAATTACCAAACTTGAAAATCTAATTGATGATAAGAAAGGCATTACTTCATCTCTGAATAATGGCATTATCTTTCTACTAATAGAACTTAATTCTATATCGTCAATTCTTGCTGTTCCTGCAATAGTTCTTAAACCATCTGGTGCTAAGAAAATTAAATCTCCACCTATCTCTTGAACTGTATTACCACTTATACATCCAATATTTTTTGTAACACCAGATACTGTAGGAGTACTATCTAATCCAGAAACTTGAAATATACTTGTTTCACAAAAAACAATAAGTTTATTTCTAAAAGGTTTTATTTGTTTTATCTTATCACCAACATCTATTGTACCTGCTGATGAACCTGCAAAGTCTTCTGGTTTTAATCTTGTACTATAACTTAATACTTGTGGATTATCTGCATCACCTGCAAGAATTAATCTTTCTCCAAAGATAGTTGCAAACTTAGATTTTTCTGGAGCAGACCTGTGTATTTCTTTAAAGTAATAAGTATGTGTTCCACTTGTTATATCTATTTTTAAATATGCAGGTTGATTATTTCCATCTACTATAAATAATTCACCATACTGTGATTCACCTTCATATAAAGCAAAACTACAATCTGATTGACTAACTCTTGCTATTGTTGAACCACTTGCTAATTGTGCTGCAGTTGCCCCATTTTTTTGAATAGTTACACTACTTACTGAACTTTCAAAGTTACCATCTACTGTTAGAGTGTGAGCATCAGTAATACTTAAAACATTAAAAATTTCACCATTAATTTTTATATCATCACCAACTGATAATTCAGTAGTAAATAAGGTAGAATTACCATGAGCATTTACTGTAGGAGAACCTGCAGAAGTATTTACTGTGCCTGTAATATTTTGATAAGTATCTTTATTTACTTGTGTCCATGTATTACCATCAGCACTATAATAAATATTAGAACCTTGACAAGCTACAACTCCTTTTGCATAACTATGAATACCTTCTAAATTTGAAGAAGTATTATCTGGAGTACTAGAACCAAATTTAGAAAAACCATTTATTCTTCTGTATCCTCCATGGATTGAAGATTCATAGTTTTCTAAAGTTGTTGCGACTCCGGGTGTTCTAAATAAAGTATGTGTTGTTCCTACTAAATCTAATCCACCTTCGCATGTTACTGATACACCTTGTTCTGCCATTTAACAATTCCATGCTCTTAATGATTTATTAATTCTACTGTTAGGGTCTCGTGCTGTTTTAGCTGAAGTTAATTTTTTCTTCATCCCTTTCATCCTCGCACAAAAACTAGCCCTTCTTTTATTACCAACTGTTTTACTTGGTGCTTTTAAATTTCCTCCGGTAGAACGATTATAACTTGCTCTACCTTTTGCATTCAAACCACCTTTAGGATTTTTACCTTCTTTTCTTTGCCATGCAGGTGACTTTGCCATTATATTATCCTTGTTCTATCATCAGTCATTCTGTCTGGAAAAGGTTCAATTAATTGTTCTCTCATTGTTCTTAAACCTTTTTTATATTCTGCATCAGCTAATTGTGACTGACTTATATTATCTTTGAATTGATGTAAATAATATCTTGCTCTTGCAAGTAATACTGTTGTATATTGTTGTGGGAATACTACAGTATCTCCATGATTTGTTAATTCATCTGGTTGTGAGTACGCAAAGAAATAAACTTTGAATACACCATTAGGAATAGGTGATAAACCAAACTTATCATTCTTTGGACTTCTAATAATTCTTTGTGGAATACCATAAGTCTGTGTATTACTTTTATCTACAGACTCTGATATAGCATAATGCTTGTTCCAAAATTCTATTGTAATAGGTCTTAGATTTCTAATTTCATATGGTGCTGATTTTCCACTTACACCTTCTTCTGTTAGTGTAACATTTTCATAATCTATAAACCCATAGTCAGTTGTAATCCCAGTTGAACTTGCGTTAAATTTATACCACCTAGTTCCAGAAACAGTTTCAACTGAAACATTTCCATAATAGTTATCGCTTGGGTCGCCAACTGCTAAAAAACTCCATTTATCTTCTGCGTTACAAATATCAAAGTATGCTCTGTTAATTGTATCTTTGATATATTTTTGTATTCCTCTTGCATTTGCAAATGAAACACTTGACAGTTCTACTTCATTTAATTCTCTTATAAGAGTATTAGTTAAATCAAGATATGTTCTGAAGGGTGCTGCCATTTAAAAAATTCTTTTCTTGTTATATTAAAAAGAGAGGGCGAACTTAATCGCCCCCTCAATATTAGTATTAGTCGATAGTGTAGATTGCTTTTACTAAAGCATCATCTCTAAGAACTTGTCTTCCATATACATGAAGACCTCTAACGATATCACCGAAAGTATCAGTATCTCTTAAAGTCTCAATGTTTAGGATTGACTGTGCAGTCGCTGTAGATGACATATGTCCTGCCATACATTGACCAGTAGCATTTGTAGTTGCAGGTACATTAGAAGATTTGTACATTTGGAATCCTCTAATTGAACCAGATGCAACTAAACCATTTCTTACACCGCCATCACCTTGATTAAAATCAGATGACATTAGTTTAGAATCAGTACTTGCTAGTTCTTCATAGAACTCTGGCTTTGCAACGAACCATCTTTGGTCTTCTGGCACTTGTGAATCATCAAGCAATCTAGCCATTCTAGCCATGATAGCTAAAGGGCTAACTTCAGATGAACCATTACCCATGTCGATTGGGTCAGTAGTTGTCAATGAAGCTGCTGCTGCATTCGCTGTGTCACCACCAAGTTGATGGTCTGGAGATGAAGTAGATACACCTGCAAACATTGCAGTTAATACTTCAGCATCCATAGTGTTCTTAAGAGTATAAGCTGCACTTGATGCACCTACTGATGCAAAGTTGATATGAGAAAGTTTTTCCTCAATATCGTCAACTATAAACTTAAAGCTGTTTGCTTTGTCAATTACAAGAGTAAGTTCTTGGTCAGTTAAGTACTGTTTAGTTGTACTTGCTGCTCTTGTATAAGCCGCAACTGTGATTTCTGGTTCTTTGATGATTTTTACTGTATCACCAAAAGCCGCAATCTCACCTGCGTAGTCTGTGTTTGTTATTGCTTCGATTACAGAAGACTTTCTAAAGAAGTTTTGAATCTTCTTCGAAAATATTTCTGGTACGAAGAACTCATTAGTTTGTCCGGAAGTAGAAGCATTAAAGTTATTGTTTGCTGCTCCACCGGCATTTTGAAATACCGCCATGATATTCCCCTTTCCTGTGTTGTTTAAGTTAAGTGATTAACAATGTGCGGTCTATAAAATTTAGTAAGTCGGATTACCAGAACCTCTACTTGGTCTGTTACCCATATCATTTATGACACGACCTTCAGACATAGCATCAGTTATAGCTTTTTCGTTCTTATCAAATTCTGACTGCGACATTGCCGCTATTTGAGAACGAGTCCAAATCTTT